GCACTGGTCTCTGGTGCCGCCGCTCTCGGTCGCGGCGCGGCTCAGGCCATGGGCGACGCCCTGAAGCTGGGCGTGACCGCCGCAGGCACCGCCATCACGGGCATCCTTGGCGTGTCCCTCTCCAAGGGCTTCGGTCGCCTGACCGCCATCGACAATGCAGAAGCCAAGCTCCGGGGCTTCTCGGCCACCGCAGACCGCGTGCCAGAAATCATGGAAGCGGCAACGAACGCAGTGACCGGCACGGCGTTCGGTCTTGACCAGGCCGCAACCTCTGCCGCACAGTTCGCCGCCGCAGGCATCCCCATCGAGGAGATGGAACAGCACCTGAGCGCCCTGGCGAACTCTGCCGCCGGCGCTGGTGGCGACTTCGATGGCATGTCGAGCATCTTCGCGAAGGTTGCCGCGCGAGGCAGCGTTACCAGCGAAGTGCTGAACCAGTTGACTGACCGTGGAGTTTCCGGCCTGAACGCCCTGGCTGAGCACTTCGGCAAGACCACCGAAGAAGTCCAGGCGATGGTCTCCGCTGGCGACGTGTCCTTCAATGACTTCTCCGCCGCCATGGACTCCGCGATGGGCCAGGCCGCCATCGAGCAGGCAACCACGTTCACGGGACTTATCGCCAACCTGGGCGCATCCATGGGTCGCTTCGGCGCTGTCATGCAGAAGCCCTTCTTTGACTCGCTCAAGGCGGTCATGCCTGGCGTCATGAACCTCTTCAACCAGTTCACTGCTGTGGTCACGCCGCTGGCAGACATCATCGCTGACCGGCTCATCCCGTTCGCAGAGCGCCTCGGTGGTGCCATGGAGCGCATCGAGTTCGGCTCCGCGAGCACCTCAGCCGACTCGCTCTTCGGCTCGCTCGCAGTGCTTGCCCCCGTTGTCGGCGGCCTCGCCGCAGCATTCGCTGGACCATTGCTGAAGAGCATCCCCATGGTCGGGACGCTCTTCTCCGGCCTCACCGGCCCTGTCGGCATCCTGGCCGGTGCGCTCATCGCACTTCTGGCCGTGAAGCCCGAAACCCTGGTCGCTGGCTTCCAGTCGATCATGGGGGCACTGCCGGGGATCATCAGCAACATCGTGGGCACCGTGAGCACCATTGCCCCTCAGCTCGCCGCCAACTTCGCCGCGAACGCCCCGATCCTCTTCCAGGGCTTCGCTACCATGCTCAACACCCTGGTGACGGGCATTGCGCAGCTGCTCCCCATCCTCCTGCCGCTTGCCGTGGAGATGGTGGTCTCCCTCGCCACTGGCATCGTCAGCGCCATCCCTCAGCTTGTCAGCGCCGCCCTGGCGCTGGTCTCTGGCCTGGCCGATGGCGTGCTGGCGGCGCTTCCTGTGCTCATCGCCGCAGTGCCGGGAATCATCACCGCCATCCTGTCTGCGCTGATGACGGCGCTCCCCATGCTGCTCAACACCGGCATTGAGATTCTGCTTGCACTGGTCGACGGTGTGGTGACCGCCATCCCCATGCTCATCTCCGCCATCGTGGAGATTGTGCCGATGATCCTGAGCGCGGTCATCCAGGCAGTGCCGATGCTCCTGAACGCTGGTATTCAGCTTCTGACCGGACTCATCGAGGGCGTGGTGAGCGCCATCCCCATGCTGGTATCCGCTATCACCTCCGCCATCCCCCAGCTTGTCGGCGCGATTGTGGGAGCCATCCCACTGATCCTGAGCGCTATCATCGGCGCGCTCCCGCTGCTCATCTCTGCCGCCGTAGAGCTCTTCCTGGGACTGGTGCAGGGACTCACGCAGGCAATCCCGCAGATTCTCGCCGCCGTTGTCGGCGCGCTCCCAATGCTGGTCTCCGCCTCCATTCAGCTCTTCCTCGGTCTGGTCATCGGCCTTGTGCAGGCGCTCCCGCAGATCATCGGCGGCATCATCGACGCCATCCCCATGATCCTGAAGGCGCTCATCGAGTCCATCCCGCTCCTCATCGCAGCGGCTGGGCAGTTCTTCCTGGGCATCATTGACGGGCTCATCCAGTCCGTTCCAATGATTATGGAAGCGTTCGGCGTGAACATGGAAGAGCTCACGGCCATATTCGGCACCGTCTGGGAGAGCATGCAGGCGGTCTGGGCGGCCATCGGCCAGCCCATCTTTGACGGCATCGTGGCAGCAGTCGAGTTCATGGCGCCCATCCTTGAGGGCGTCTGGGAGGCCATTCAGACGATCTTTGCGACCGCCTGGGAGAACATCTCGGTCATCTTCGAGACCGTCTGGGCCGTCATCACGACAGTGGTGGAGACCGCTATCGCCGTGGTGCAGGGCATCATCACCGCAGTGGTCGCCGTAATCCAGGGCGACTGGCAAGGAGCCTGGAACGCCATCAAGGGCGTCTTCGAGACCGTCTGGAATGCCATCAAGTCGGTTGTCACCACCATCATCAACGCGGTGGAGACGGTCATCACCAACGTCATCAATGCCATCTCCTCCGTCTGGAGCTCTGTATGGAACGGCATCAAGACCTTCTTCTCCGACGTCTGGTCAAACATCGTCAACGCGGCGAAGAGCTACATGGACGAGGTGGAGACCAACTTCAACAACGTCATCAACTTCGTGCGTGACATCCCCGACAAGATCATCGGCTTCTTCTCCGACATGGGAGGCAAGCTGGTGGACTCTGGCCGCGCCCTGGTGGACGGCTTCCTGGACGGCATCAAGGGCGCCTGGGACACCGTCACTAGCTGGGTAGACAGCGGCATCGGCGCAATCCGAGACCTCTTCCCATTCTCGCCGGCGAAGACTGGTCCCTTCTCCGGTCGCGGCTGGGTGCTCTACTCGGGGCAGTCCATCGGCCAGGCGTTCGGCGAGGGCATCACCGATTCGCTCGGCGGCGCTCGCGGCGATGTCACCTCTGAACTCGATGGCATCTCTGGCATGTTCGATGGTCTGGACACCTCGCAGGGCTTCGACGCTGGGCGCAGCTTCTCGCAGATGCTCGCCGCCGGCCTGCTCAGCGAGGGCAATGAGGTTGACCGGGCGCTCCAGGAGCTCCTGACCGGCGCTGGCGCGGCCATGGACGTGCCCTCGGTGCAGATGACCGCCACAAGGCCAGGGCGAGCCACTGTGGCCGCCGGCGCTGCTGCTGGGGCGCAGGGCGCAGGGGCTGGCTTCTCCGGCCTTCCCGCAGGCACTCCGGTCAATCTCACCATCGTCGACCGGGACGGTGCTGTGGTGATGAAGATTGACTCGTCTGTGGATAACAAGCTCCGGGCTGGCTCGCGAGGTAATCTGAGGTCTGAACTAGGAGTGAGTCGATAATGGCAACACGCAACGGCAGCTACCAGTCGAACGCCCGCATCGAGTGGTACTACAGCGTCGGCTCGGTCAATCAGAGCACCTCGAGCGTCACCGTCACGGTGCGCGCTTACCTGCGGATGCAGGGAGGCTACTCGATCAACGGCAACTGGCCGGTCAAGTGGTGGGGTAGCTGGGGCACCTCTTCCGACACGCAGAACATGGTTCTGGGCGGCGGGCAGCGCAAGCAGATTCGCTCGTGGTCGCAGAAGGTCACGCTCACCGACTCCTCGCAGGCGCGCTCGCTCGCCATCCGAGCGCAGCACTATTGGGGCAGCACGCAGGACACGCTCAACTTCTCCGTCCCCGCGCGCTACGCTCGCACGCCCTCCAACGTTCAGGTCAACCGCGTCTCGGACTCGAACATCAGAGTGGCGTGGACGCGCAACAGCACCTACTCCTCGGTCGTGGTGCAGCGCCGCGTCAATGAAGGCTCATGGCGTACCGCAGGTGTTGCGCAGGGCAACGCGCAGAACATCACGCTCACCGATGGGCGCGTCAACCGCCGCTACCAGTACCGCGTGCAGGGTCGAGGCGGCTCGGGCAACTCGGGCTATTCCGCCCCAAGCACCTACGTCCACACAACGCCCGTCGCACCTCTCGGCATCGCCGCTGAGCGCGCTGGCTCGGGCATCTCCGTCTCGGTCGACAATACGACTCCCTGGGCGACCCGCTTCGACGTAGAAGATAGCGTCAGCGGCATCGTCGCCACTAACCAGTGGCTCTCGGCGCTGCCCTATCTGCACACCGACCCCAACCCCGCGCAGCCGCACCGCTATCGGGTGAGAATGCGCGTCTACTCGGGAGGCGTTGCAGCTTCATGGCTCGTCGGCCCCTGGTCAACGTGGTCGAACACGGTGCAGCTGATTCAGCAGCCGACCGCTCCGACGAACCTCTCGCCGAACGGCACGATCGTCGACCTCTCGAAGAATGTCACCTTCGCCTGGCGGCACAATTCGGTCGACTCGTCAGCTCAGAGTTCTGCGGAGCTTCGCTATCGCAAGACCGGCACAACGAGCTGGACGACGAGAACGATTACGGGCAGCACGCAGCAGAGGGCCGAGATCCTCTCTGCGCTCGGGGCTGGGGGTGTTCAGTGGCAGGTTCGCACGAAGGGCGCGCACCCTGACTTCTCGCCGTGGTCTGCTCTCGCCTCGCTGACGCTGATCAACGCCCCGACCGTCGCCATTCTTGAGCCGCAGTCGCCCCATCGCTCCATCACGGTCACGCCGGAGTGGAACTACGCGCAGGAGCAGAATCGCCCGCAGTCATCGTGGCAGGTCGAGCTGCGCAACATCGACACCGGCGCGCTGGTCGAGGCTCGCTCCGGCTCCGGCAACGTCAGCTCTGTCAGGCTGAACGCGCGCCTGGAGCCGGACACGAACTATCTCGTCCGAGTGCGAGCCGCGACCGGCAGCATCTACAGCGATTGGGCAGAGATGCCCTTCGTGACCGAGTTCGTGCCGCCGCGCGAGCCGATCATCGAGGGCGAGTGGAACGAAGAGAGCGGCAGCTATGGCCTGACCATCGAGGATGCAGACTGCACCGACGCGGCGATCCTGCACCAGAACCTGGTCACGAACCCCGCGATGGAATCTACGTCCGGCACGGTCGTGGTGCGGCGTAACCACGTCAGCAACCCCATCGGCCCTGGCGCTCCTACGTCCGGCTCTGCGGGCTGGCGGTCGTCTTCGGGCGACACCGGCGAATTCATCGTTGACGACGGTATGCCCGCGCATGAGACGGTGCAGGGTGAGGCCGACACCGGCCTTTATGTTGACCCTGACCAGAACTTCACTGCCAGCGTGGGCGACACGATCCGCCTGTCGATCGATGTCAAGACGAACTCACAGGCGTTGGCTGACGATATGCGACTCCGTATATACGCCTACTCGGGCGCGGCTAACGACTCCCCCGCCGCCGCTGTCACTCCGATCCCCGTAAACGAGTGGACGCGCCTGTCACGGTCGGGCGTGGTCACCGCCGCACCTGAGGGCGGCTTCTTCCGCCTCCTGGTGTGGCCGAGCGTCTCGGCCGACTCGGGCGACTACATCCGTGTGAGGCGTGCAGTAGTGGAGATCGGCACGGGACTCCTCCCCGATACTGACTTCTTCGACGGATACACGCACCCCGACCCTGACCTGACGGCCTTGTGGACTGGTGAGCCGCATGCCAGCGCATCGGTGCTGACGGGACTTGGTGTGGCCGACCTCTCACGCGGCGCTGCGAACTGGACTTCTGAGCCGTACCAGATCACCGAACCGGACGGGAGCAAGGCCGCACGCTTCATCACTAGCACGGCAAGCCTTATCGGAGTGCCGGTGTCGAACGTGTCAACCCCCGTTGGAGTCACACGCACGGTGCTGTTCCAGGTTCGCCCAAGCGTGGATATCGTCGGCCGTCCCCGCGTCGGAAACTCCGCAGACGCGAACTACGAAACAATCCCCGCTGGGCAGTGGACCACGCTCCGCACCACCGGAACGTCCGCATCCTCCTCCGTAAGCCAGACAGGATTGCTGGTTTCTGCCAACACGCCAGGCAACTTCATCGACATTCGCTACGCGATGCTCACCGAGGGAGAATATGACGGCCCCTACCATGACGGCGACGATGAGGGCTGGGAATGGACTGGAACCCCGCACGGCTCTTCCTCAACCCAGGTGGAACGTCCCGCCTCTACCTCGGTAGTGATCGAGCGGAGCATCGACGATGGCGATACCTGGGAGCACGTCACCGAGGCGAGCTTCGGGGATTGCTCTCTCTCGGTGAGCGACTTCGAGGGGCTGAGCTGCGGCACGACGCTCTACCGCGTGACCAGCTCGGCTGCCACCGGCGCTTCTATCGACGTGGTGCATGAAGGTCTGGCAGATTCCGAGGCGATCTGGCTGGGCACCGGCGAGGGCTTCTCGCAGACCGCTCGACTCTCACTCCATGACGGCATCGGCATTCGCCGTGGCCGCCAGCGCAGTCTGGAGCAGTACCAGGGGCGCTCGCTCGGCGTGGCCTACATGAGCGAGAACATGCACCGCACCATCTCCGTGCAAGGCACGGTGCCTGACGAAGACCGGCTCCGCTGCCCCTCAGCCACCAGGGATGAACTCGATGACGTGATCCTGGCTCCCTACCCCGTGCACCTCCACCGAGACATGCACGGCAACAGGGTCTACGGCATCGTGCCCGAGGTCGACAATGACCGCGAGTGGCTTATGCGTCACGAAGACTGTGGCGAACACCAGGGCATGTGCCGCCAGGGGCTGTGGTCTTTCGGATACTCTCTCGATGAAACTGAGTCGCGATGACGATGGCGGATGTTTGGACAGGTGCTCGCGCTCCCCGGTGGATCGTCGAGCACCTGAACGACGCCGACCAGCCCCTGTCACGCCTCCCCGTTGAGGGCGGCGACGTGAAGGTTGCCGCGTTCGCCAGGTTGGGTGGTTCGGCATCGCTCACTATCTCGGTCAGCGATGCTCAGGGCATCAACTGGTTTCGAGACCGAATCGCCATCACCTACGATCCCGGCATTGCCACCTCTGAGACCGTTCCCATGGGCGTCTACCTCTTCGACTCCCCGACGCTCAACCAAGGGCTGGTGCCAACCTGGGACGTGGAGCTGCTCACGAAGATGGCAGTGGTCGACCAGGATGAAGTGGAAGACACATACTCCCTGCCCGAGGGGTCGCCGATCATCCCCGCAGTGGTGGAGCTCATCGAGTCCACCGGAGAGACTCGCATCAGCGCCACGGAGTCGGAGGCGGTAACCTCTAGCGCCTTGGCCTTTGAGGCAGGGACGCCCAAGCTCACGATCATCAATGACCTTCTCACCAGCGCAAACTATTCAGCGCTCTGGGCAGACGGTGCTGGACAATTCCGTGTGGAGCCGTACATCGAGCCGTCAGCCCGACCTCTGGCGCGAACCTTTGCCGAGGGTCAGGCCTCCATTCACAAGCCCGACTGGAGCCGTGAGCAGGACATCCTCTCGGTGCCCAACCGCGTGGTGGTCATCAGCCCCGGCACTGACGAAGAGCCGCCCATCATCGGCATCGCCGAGAACGTAGACCCCGACTCTCCGTTCTCCATCCCCAGCCGGGGGCGCATCATCAGCCGCACTGAAGAGGTCAGTGATATGTCTTCTGTCGAGGCGGCAGAGGCGCACGCTGAGCGGCTGCTGGTGGGCGGCATGGCGCCACAGGCAACGCTCAGTGTTGAGCATGCCATCGTCCCGCTCGACCCCCACTCCCTGGTGCGATTCGTGGCCAACGGCGAGACCAGATTGGCTACGGTGAGAGAAATGAACTTCGATCTGAGCTTCGATTCACAATGCGATGCCCTCTGGAGAGAACTTTAACGGTTCCCCACGGCTAAAGCCGGGGGATTTCAACCTCAAGCAGCACTCGACACCTCGAAAGGAGGCACCGAATGTCTAACGCTCTCAACGGAAGTGTGGCCCCGTTCTGCCACAGCCAGGATCGTCCTGGCAGCGTTGCGGTCCCGGTCTTCGACCAGGCCGCAGGCTTCGCACACGAAGACACGGATTCCCAGCGTCAGGCGGTCCTTGGCTCTCGTTCCGCAGGCACTGCACGTCATCGTCGTGTAGGCGGGCTGCACCAGCACCACCTTCCGGCCAGCCCGCACGGCGTACTCGATCAGGGTTCGCTTGACGGTGGACACGGCGGCATCGGACGCCTTGCGTGCCATCGTCGACTTGGCGAGAAACTTGGGGTGGAAGTCCTCGATGGCGATGGTCTGGTGGTTCGCCACGACCTTCTGGGACCAGACGCGGGCCGCGTGGGTGTTCCGGCGCTGCGCGGTCTTGGCGACCTTGGCAGCCTCACGCTTGGCGCGCTGGTAGCCCTTGGACTGGGCGCGCCCCCTGGGGCGAGCGCGACGGGCCATCTTCCGCTGCGCCTTGGCCAGCTCGGCAGCCGAGCGCTTCCGGTGCCCGACGTGCGGCAGGTCGTAGGCGGGGTCGGTCGTGGTCGCAGTGGTGGACACACCCCAGTCGATGCCGATGGAGCCGCTGACCTCCGGCGCGGGCTCGACCTCGCGGCGGACGACGAACGAGGCGTACCAGTGGCCGAGGCTATCGCGGTAGATCCGGACCGAGGTCGGCTCGGAGGGCAGATCGCGGGACCAGACGACGGGCACACTCACGCCCTTGGGCAGGATCAGGCGACCCTCGCGCACGGAGAATCCGCGCTTCGTGTACTCCATGCCCGGCTGGGTCTTGCGGGCCGACTTGAACTGTGGCTTGCGTCGCCCCTTGACCTTGAAGGCGTGGTCGTGCGCCTGCGCGAAGGTGCGCAACTCCTGCTGCTGGGCCACCTGGGAGCCCTCGCGGAGCCAGTCCATCTCGGCCCGCTTGGCTGTGAGGCCCTTGGACAGGACGCCGAAGGAGACGCGCTCCCCGGAGCGCATCTGCGCGACCGCGTCATTCCACAGGAACCGGCACCTGTGCCACTCCGAGATCAGTGCATCGACCGCCTGTGCGCCGGGGCGCAGGCGGTACGTGTAGCGCACTGTCTCTTCCATACCCGCCACTATACAGCAACGAGGTATATAATGCGAACATGGTCACGATCCGATCCAACAACAACGTCGTCTACCGGTGCGCCTACCACGTCGTCTGGTGCCCCAAGTACCGCCGCCCCGTCATCGAGGGGGCCGTGGACGAGCGGCTCAAACAGATCATCCGAGAGGTCTGCGCCGAGCGCGAGTGCAACCTCATCGAACTGGAGACGATGCCCGACCACGTCCACCTGCTGGTCGAGTGCGACCCGCAGTACGGCATCCACCGCCTCGTCAAGCAGATCAAGGGGCGGTCCTCGCGGGTCCTGCGCCAGGAGTTCGACTCGCTCCGCTCACGGCTCCCGACGCTGTGGACCAACTCCTACTTCGTCGCCACCGTCGGCGGCGCACCGCTGGAGATCATCAAGCAGTACGTGGCGAACCAGCGCAACGCCTGAGCGCCCTTACCTCCCCACGGCTAAAGCCGGGGGTTTCTCGGGCGGTCAACTATGAGCGTCACTGGAGATGGGCTCAACCCCATCGTTAGCGAGCTCATCTCTATGCAGCAGGAGATGGGCAAGCTGCCCCGCGCGGTCTGGGCGACGGTGGCGCAGCAGGTGCCGCTTCGCATCATCATCGACGGCGACACGCAGCCTATGGAGGGCCGTCCCGCGCAGACCTCAGCCGCTCCGGCAGCTGGGACGCGAGTGCTCTGCCTGATGCAGAACGGTCGCGCGACGATCATCGGCAACGCGCCTGACCCTGAGCTGCCCGAGGCTCCCGAGAGCGTCACGGTTGCCGGAACTTTCGCTATGGGGTCGAGCGACGGCTACCCAATCAACGAATTGGTCTCAACCTCAATTCCATTCCCCGAGGGAAGCTTCACCGAGCCGCCGGTCGTGATCGTCTCGACGAGCCACACCTTCGGCTCCTGCATCGTCTCGCACGGAGGCGTAACGAGCGAAGGCTTCACCGCGTACTTCCGACGCATCTACGCTCAGGGCTTCCTGAGCGGCACGCTCCACTGGAGCGCGACGCAGATGCGCACGAGCTGAGACGATAGAACAGGACAAGGAGACAATGATGGAACTGAGCACCATGACCGACGCAGAGCTGGTCGATCTTCTCGGCCTGACGCAGCGCGAGCTGAGCCGCCGCCGAGAGGCTGAGCGTATCGCCGAGAGCATCGACGCTCTCGTGCGAGACTACGCGGGAGCTGCTGGGCGTGATCTAGAGCCTGGGAGCGCCTGGGAGCGCCCAACGAGCATCGTCGACAGTTATCCCCTCGATAGCGAAGTCACGCACGCTGGAGCGCGCTGGCGCTCGCTGGCCTCGGCTAATACCTGGGAGCCTGGCGTAGCGGGCTGGCGCGTTGTCTCAGAAGAGGGAGAACCCGCCGAGTGGGTGCAGCCGTCGAGCGCGGTCGATGCCTACCAGGTCGGCGAGAGGGTGACCTTCGAGGGGGAGGCCTGGGTCTCGATCATCGCGAACAACACCTGGTCGCCCGAGGGCTACCCCGCTGGCTGGGAGCGCGTCGAGGCGGAGCCGGAGCCCGACCCCGAGACTGAGCCGGAAGTGCCGGGCGAAGACCCGGAGCCTACTGAGCCTGACCTGCCGGAGGTGCCTGAGTGGTTGCAGCCCTCCGGCGCTCATGACGCCTACCAGTTGGGCGACCTGGTGTACTTCAGCGGAATTGTCTGGCGTTCAGTCCACGATGGAGCGAACACTTGGGAGCCTGGAGTCTGGGGCTGGGAGCCGGAAGAGGGTGATGCAGCTTAACGGTTCCCCACGGCTAAAGCCGGGGGTTTCTCGGGCGGTCAACTATGACGTTCTCACCTCTTGCAGACTTGAAGCTCGCAGTCTAGTCAACATCTAACTACCCTTGAAACTAACACCAGGAGGTCAACATGGTTACAATGCGCCGACAGCTCATCTCAGATACGAGCATGAAGTTCGGGGGCACGAACCCAAAACGCTATCTCACGATTCACGAGACGGGTAACACCTCCCCTGGAGCGAACGCGGCAGCTCACGCCAATCTCCAGTCAGGCAGGTGGGAGTGGGCGACCTGGCACTGGACGGCCGATGCGCGCGAGGCTGTGCAGAGCTACTCGCACAACCTCCGGCTCTGGCACGCAGGTGACGGGCAAGGCCACGGCAATATGTCGTCTATCGGCGTTGAAATCTGCGTGAACTCGGACATGAGTCGAGCCACGGCTCGTCAGAACGCGGCGGAGCTTGCGGCGCATATCCTCACGACCGAGGGCATCCCGCTCGCCAACATGGTGCAGCACAACCACTGGAGCGGCAAGAACTGCCCCACGTTCATCCGTGGCGAGAGCCGCTGGGGCGAGTTTGTCAACCTCGTGCGCGCTGCTATGGGTGGCAAGCCTGGCCCCGACCCGAAGCCTGACCCGAAGCCCGGCAAGCAGACCACGGCGCAGGTTGCGGCTGCCGTTTACGCTGGACACTACGGCAACGAGCCGCAGCGATCAGCCCGACTCCGCGACGCAGGCTACGACCCCGCGGTCATCCAGGCCGAGGTCAATCGCCGCTACTACGGCGGCGGCGGATCGTCCACCGGCGGCAGTGGCGGAGCCACTGGCAATATCTCAGCCCTCGCGGACGCTGTGATGCGCGGCGAGTACGGTAACGGCGACGAGCGCAAGCGCCGCCTCGGTTCCAACTACGCAGCCGTACAGGCCGAGGTCAACCGCAGGATCAGCGGCGGCAGCTCTAGCAGCGGAGGCAGCGGAGGCGGGCGCAAGTCGAACGCCCAGATCGCCCGCGAGATCGTCCACGGAGTCAACGGTCGGAACCCCTGGGGCAACGACCCGCAGCGCTCTCAGAAGCTACGCGCGGCAGGCTACGACCCTAAGGCAGTCCAGCGCGAAGTCAACAAGCTGGTCTGACCCGTGCCGCTCCGCAAGTTTTATCGGGGACGGCAGGCCGCGCTCCTGCTCGGTGCCTTCTATGCCGCCTGGCGGGGCGTACGGTACATGCCGTTCGAGGAGGCACTGGCTCAGCTTCCTGCTGGTCTGGCGCTCCTCGGTGGCGGCCTGGTTCCCATCGGGGTATGGGCTGCTCTCTGGCTGGGCGCGGCTGTGTGGTGCATCGTCAGCGCGTTCCGCAAGGATGACATCACAGCGTGGGGGCCGGTCACCTCGCTGATGCTGGTCTGGGGGTTGGCCTACGTCATCGGCGGCTTCGAGCTGATAGGGCAGGGGAAAGACCCTGGCTCCTCGTGGACGTCGGCGACGAGTTACATCTGCACTGGCGGAGCTATCGCACTGCTCGCGGTCTCTCCACGACACCCGAAGGAAGAGCCTCTCGCGGAGGGTGGTCATGCCTGAGCTGCTCGACGGACTGCTGAGGTACTCGCTGGGGCCAATCGCTGCGGTCATTACCGCGCTGATCACCTGGGCGATTGCCCAGCAGTCAAGGAAGACCACCACCGAAGAAACGGCCATCGACAGGCTGCGCTCCGACCTCGACAAGCTCCGAGCTGAGTCGAGAGAAGAGCAAGCGGCGCTGGCTGAGGAGCTACAGAAGCAGAGCGTAGAGCTGCGACTACAAGCCGACTACGTCCACAACCTTCGCGAACACATCGTGCTGGAGAAGCCACCGCCCCCGCCGCCATTCCCAGACGGCATCTACATCTAACCGATCAAGGAGAATCATGTCTAGTTACCTGACCAACAAGACGTTCTGGAAGGCCACGATCGAGCGCACGGTTCGCACGGCTGCGCAGGTCGCGATTGCCACCATCGGCACCACGGCCGTCATCCACGAAGTGGACTGGCTGATCGTCGGCTCCGCGACCGCCCTCGCCTCCGTGCTGAGCTTGCTGACCAGCGTGGCCTCGGGCACGAGCAACGGGCATCCCTCGCTTGCCGGAGAGTCTCTGGAGGCTCCGAGAGCGAAGCCGCACGGCTGAGCTGGTTCGACAAGCGCCCCTTCAAGGGCGTAGAATGCAATCGGTTCAGTGGCGCTGTGCGCTATGCCCCCCACCTGGTGTAATCGCCGAGTGGGGGGCATTACCTTTGCCCTAGAACGGGGCGCAGAGCAGGTCGCCGCGCTGCTTGCAGACGTAGCATGCTGAGTGGTCGACCACTGGTGGCGTTGAGACCTGAATAGGCTCCCAGCTCACCGGCTCAGGCTTGGGCTTTGCCTTGCCGCCGCGTCGGTCTGCCACCAGGGTCTCGCTGGGCTTGCCGAACGTTGCCTTGGCTGGTGTTGGTGCTGGTGGCTTCTCCTCTTTGAGCTCCACCTGCTCGATGCTTGGCATTGGGTGGCGGGCGAGAAACTCTTCCCAGGTCTCGTCCTTGAGGAGCGCTGGGGGATGGATCAGGTAGAGGTAGGCGTTCCACGCGGCGCGCGGCTCGTCGTGGAGTGCGCCCAGGGCTTCATGGTTGCATCTGGCGTCCAGGATGCCACGCACTGCGTTGCTCTTGTGGTCGTGGTCGACTGCGCCTCGCACAGTCTTGAAGCCCTGCCGGCAGATGGCGCATAGGCCTCCCTGCACCTCCAGGATGCGGGCGTATTCGTCACCGTCGATGCCATAGGTCTTCTTGACCATCGCCTCGTGGGTCTTCATCGAGGAGCAGGGGCGACACTGCGTGGCGTTCTTGGCGAAGTACCAGGATGGGCAGAATGTCTGGCACCCTGCGCAGAAGGCTAGGTTCGGTGGCGTGTCATCACGCACCACCTTCTGGCTCCGCTTCACCCGCAGCTCTTCGGGCACCATCGCCAGCCTGGCCTTCGCGGCCTCGGCCTGAGCGTGCATGGGCTGGCGCTTCAATTGGCACCAAGCGCAGAAGTGCGAGGGGAGCTGCTTGGCGCGCTCTCCGCAGTCCATGCACGGCTTAGGCTGTGGGCTCATCGACCTCTCCTGCCGCCTCGTGCTGGTGCGGATGCTCAGGGGCGTGGAACGGGGCAGCGTGCAACTCTTTGTGCAGCTTCAGCATCTCATCCTCATTCGCCACGGGCAGCCCCGTGAGCTCTACGCCGTGCATGAACTTCAGGTGCGAGGCGATGGTGGTGGTGTCGGGGGCTGGGCATGAAGCTCTGCCCTTTCGGTCTATGGTCGCTAGGACGGTGCCGCCCAGGTCGCTCTTGATCGACTCCTCCACGGCATCCTCGGCCTGGGTCTCGGCACCCTCTGGCATCTGCGCCTTGTCGGCCAGGTTCACTCTCAGTGCAACCTTGGCCACCACGCCCTCGGCCTGCAGGGGGAGGAGCACCACTCGCATCGAGGAGCCGCCCCTGCGCAGGGCGATAACCTCATGCGGGGCGTCATCGTGCATGACCTGCATGCCCTTCTCGACCTTCTCCCAGGTGGTCACTCTGACTCTCCCCGGTCGACGATTCGCACATGCTCGCTGTGCCGAGACTCAAAGACGGCGGCACTTCTCGCCTCTTCCAGAGTCTCGAATGCTCCCTCGAAACCCCAGCCGTCAGGCTCGTGGGCCTTGGCCTCCACGACGAAGCGTGGCCTGACAATCTCTATCACTCGATTACTCACTTCAGCTTCTTCAACCACTCGGCGTCCTTGATGCGGCGCTTCAGGTCGAGGTAGCCCGCGCTCATGCCGACTGGTGAACGGAGCATCTTGGCTCGCACATCGCCAACGCCCACTGGCCGACGCTTTGCATTGGCGGTCAGGTGGTTGCCGTCTGCGCCGCGCGAGCCAGCCTCGCGGCGGTCGACGATGGTGGCGTACTGTCGAGACCCGTGCCAGGATGCGAACTCAAAGCCGTCCTGGCCGGTGGTCAAGATGAACGCCTCTGCACGATCTGCGTGCAGATAGCCCACGCGCCCCTCCTGAAGGTCAGAGGTTGTGCGCTTGAAGCCGTGCTTCTCGGCCAGTGCGGGAATCTCCTCCAGCGCCGTTGCCTTGCTCACTGCGCCACCTCGGCAGACTCCAGCAGGCGCATGATGTCTTTCGGCTTGCGCCGTGACATGCGCACCTGCTCGCACAGTCGGTTCGCGGCGCGACCGGCCTGCAGGTCGACCAGGTGGAACTCGGCGACCTTCTTGCCACGCGGGACGTGTGCAACGATGGCGACATCCTGACGGGCGCGCAGGTCAGTGCGCACGCCGGTGGCGGGATCGTACAGCTTTGATCCGGCGTACATCGCCAGTTGCTGGCTGAGGCGAAGCGTGTTGTCGATCTTGCCGGTCTTGATGTCCAGGATGATGCGGCGACGCTTCTGGTCTCCGGGCAGCTTCGCCAGGAGCACCAGGTCACAACGGCCAGAGACCTTCAGGCGGTCATTCACCAGGAGCGCCTCGCGGTGCACCACCTCGCCGCCCACCTGCTCGCAGAGGCTCTCGAACGCGAGGCGGTAGGCGCGGAAGTCATCGGTGATGCCTGGCCACTCCTCCTCGGTCTCGCGGATGATGGCAGGGAGTGCCTCAGAATCGCCGTGCCAGAAGTCGGCGAGCTCATGCAGCGCGGTGCCGTAGTCGGCGGCATCATGGCCACCAGCGAAGTGGAATGCCCGCTCCCCGAGTTCGTCCAACTCTTTGCGGAACGCCTTTGCGGCCTCCTGGAAGACCTTCGAGTCAGGGTCATCGCCCTCGGCATTCATGCGGCGCTGGGTGGCCTCCAGCACCTCGGACTCCAGCGCCACCTCTGGTGCACCCTGGAGAAGCAGTCGCTCTCGCCACTTGCGCAAGACTGTGGTGTCTTCCAGCGCTCCGATGTAGGTGGTTGCGCGCGTGTAGCCCAGGCGCTTCGGCTCCTCTTTGCCGATGTGGTCTGGGTGGATGATGCGGCGGCGACCAAAGCCGTCGAACTCCTTTTCGGCTTCGCCTGCGCTGGGTGTGGTGAATGATGTCATGGTCTTGCCTTTCGGTTCAGTGATACGGCCAGAGCCGGGCAGTCTGGGGGAAGGCGACTGCCCGGCTCTGTGGGTGAGGTGGTGGGGGCTTACTTCTTGCCCTTTTTCTTGGTCTTCTCCTTGCCCGCGCCCTCGCTTGCGGTCTTCGGAGTGTTTCGGAACTGGAGGTAGGCCTGCGCCGCTTCGATGTCTTCCTCGTCGGGGTCTTCGAGCACCCAGGCGGCGTTCTTGCCCTTGCCCTTCGTTGCGTCCTGCTCAAGGCGACCCAGCACCATGCCACCGTCTGCGATAGACGAACGGATAGCGCCGCGAATCCATGCGGGGAAGATCCAAACATCCTCGTGGTATTCGGTGTCTTCGACGTTCTCCAGGTCAATCTCGGCAACGTCCGAGATGATGTACTGGCTCATCTTGCCGGGCTGGTAGGTGTTATCCATCTCATCTTCAGCCTTCGGCCAGATGATGAAGAGTGCGCCGATGTTCTCTTCGGTGCTGAACTTGTAGCCGTCCGTCGAGGGGGCCTCGCTGGGCTTCATGAATGTATTCATTGGTAACTGCTTTCTGGTAAATGGTTTGCGGTAAATGCTTTATTCGGTTGTGTTTATAACACTATGCCCTTGTGGGGAGGACGTCAATTCATTCGGTCAGTGCTTCAGCGTAATCAAGCCGTCGACCACTGACAGACCGGCGACGGTCTCAACCAGCGCCAAGCGCGCCCAGGGCTTCAGGTGTCTGGCGTATCTGTGCATCGTCCGACTCCCATCAAGCAGGAGTTCTCCTTCAGCTTCAATGACTTCATCCATCAGGGCGATCTTGAACCACTCGGGCGTGGGGGCTTGCCGCTTCGGCTGCCCCTGGGTCGACAAGGCCTCCTCGATGCGATCTAGCGACTCGCGAATCTGGCGCATCTCATCCAGAAGCTGGTCACTCACTGCCTTCACCGCTCCCCAAGTCGAGTCGGACTGTGCCGTCATCATCGACGGTGACACCGGGCACGGCCTCCAGGGCTTCTGCCTGGTCTTCGGGGGTGCCCAGCTTGTTCAGGCTCAGCGCCCTGCGCATCGAGCCCAGCGACGCTTCGCCATCCGCCTCTGTCAGATAGGAGACAACGCGCTCTGCAAAGCGCTCGCCCGCCGTCTTCTCCCTGACCTCTTCGGCAACCGCCTCGGTGCGGCCCTGCCTTCTTGCTCGCTCGTCCATGCTCTTCCTATCCTCCTCTTGACGCTCGCGCAGGATTGCGTTTCGCGTCTGGTCTGACTTTGCGGCCAGCCACTCGGCCATCCGCTCGTACTGATCGGTAATGCCGATGTGCCCGTGCAAGGCGGCGAACAGTGCCGCCAGCTTCTCCTCCAGGTGCACTCTGTGGCCATCCAGCACCTCTTCCATCGAGGCGCTCACGTCGCCGATGCGGCGCCCAGCCCTGGCCGCCCTGCGCACCTTCATGCGGATTGATGGCGTGACCTCCAGAACCTCGTGCTTCTGCGCCGACTCTGAGGCGATCCTGAGCAGCGCCGTGACGGGGTTGTGCTCGTCGTGATCGTCGTCAGCATCAGTGCGAGGCAGGGGCAGTGGGAACGCTGCCCTGGGCGGCGACCACGGCATTGATACTGGAGGGTTCTCCTCAAGGCGGTCGAGCTCCTCATCAGTGAGCCGGCCTTCGTCCCATGTCTCGATCCACAACCAGCGCTGAGGGAAGCCGCCACCGTGGTCTGACAGAATCACGTCAGCGCTCGCGGGCTGAACGCCGGCGATGACCGTTGTGCGAAACTCGTGGTCTTCAAGTTTGCGCGTCCTGGTCGAGTCGACCGCCAGCGTCGATGGCGCTGAGCCAGTCCACATCTGCTTCAGGAAGCCCTTCAGCGTCGAGCCGTCGCGGCTCATGGTCGCGCCCAGCGACTGAATCTCGTCAATGTCGAATCGCACGCTCCTGCGATGCTGCACGAAGTCGAGCGCCCCTGGCCTGGTCTTATTCTTCTTCGGCACTGTCGTGGTGTATGCGCCCAGCAGACCTTCGCCAGTGGCAATGGTGGTCACGAATGGCGTGTCAGTCTCCAGGTTGGTGTCGTGATGAGGGATGACCCTCAGCCACTCCTTCGCCGCCGACATTGCCGCCGACTTGCCGCCACCGGATGAGGCGCAGAGGGCAACGTAGAAGTTGAGAGATGACTCCCCGCCCACCAGCGGCGGGAGCGTCAGGTGGGGCGGAAGCCAAGAGGAGACCACCACCAGAGCGCATGCCAGCATGGCATCGGGGCTGACCATCCGGTATCGGGCGAATGCGCGAGCGGAGCGCAGCGCCTCGGTCTGTCCCCAGAAGTCATCTTCTAGAACCTTGCTCGCCCAATCCACCATCTCGCTCCCCGAGTGGTGCGTGACGGTCTGTCTGGCCAGCGGGAACGCCCACGCCATCGCGCGGTCGAACTCCCTCGGCCGGTTCGCTCGGTCTCCGTTCCGGGCGTAGAGGTCGCGCGCAGTCGAGAGCACCTCGCGAACGGGCATCACTTGACCGCCTCCCATATCCTCCAGCAGGGAGGCCAGGAGCGAGATGCAGGCGCTGGGCAGGTTGGAATTGTTGCGCTGGGGCGAGTCGAACTCCAGCAGGGAGCGCCTCGTCCCGGCTGTGAGCATCGCCAGGAGGCGCTCGGGGCTGATCCCCTCTGTTCCATCGTCCCTCTCGGAGAGCCACTCTTCTAGGGCGTCTGAGGCGCGGCCTCGGGCAGCCTCCGAGGCGGGAGCGTCCTTGCTCAGGGTTGACGGTGGGCGAGCCGTCAGAATGGCGTCAACCCACTCTTTCGGCATCTCCGGCAGGTCATCGGGCGAGAGCGTGGCCAGGCCGCGAGACAGTGGCCTAGACGCCTTGGAGCCAGACCTGCGCTCGTCATAGACCTTGTAGACGCCGCCGAGAGGGTGCACGGAGCCGCTCTCGATGGTGTAGCGGTGGTAGGGGCGCAGAATCTCCACGCCAGGCACCAGGTCGCCAGGGAACGCATCGAGCAGCTCTTTCGCGTCCATGCCCTCTGGCACGCGGAAGAATCGCTGACCAGAGGTGCCCTGGAAGCCTCGCGAGGTCAGGCGCAAAGTCGGCGGGAGCGACTCGGAGGGGTGCCCCAAGTCTCTCGACTCCGCCAGCGTGACCAGGTTCGTCCAGCCGCTCTTGGTGATGCCCAGCTCTGTGACGTACTCATCCACATCGAGTGCGAAGACATCATGGCGCAGGCGAACGCCAGTATTTGCGTCAGAGTAGCTGTCATCCTCCAGATAGTCGGAGATGAGCTTCGTCCAGCGCTTCGTGCTCTGCGCTGCCTTTGCGGCGAACTCGTTGCGCCCCGTCAGCCCCTCGGGAGGCGGGAGCTTCTGGCCGCGCGGAAGCGGGAATGGGAGCCATCCCGACTCCAGCAACTCAGCCGCCGCGACGTGGAACCCTCTTCTGTCGGAGTCAATCTCCATGGGTTGACTTGCTCCCCCACGGCTAAAGCCGGGGGATTCCTGCTTCTTCAACGGACGCCTCCTCGCTCTAGGAGCGAGGAGGTCTCACTCCATCTCCACAGGCTGAAACCGCGAGCCCCGCGGCCAGAATCGTTCGTGCCGCGTTGACGTCCCGGTCGTGGACGGTGCCGCATTCGGCGCACACCCATTCCCGGACGTTCAACGGCAGAGACCGCAGCAGATGCCCGCAGTCCGAGCACGTCTTGCTGCTCGGATACCACCGGTCGATCGCGACCAGTTCGCGGCCATGCCAATCGGCCTTGTACTCCAGCATCCGCCGGAGTTCCGACCAGGACGCGTCGGAGATGACCCGCGCCAGTGATCGGTTCTTCACCATGTTGCGCACAGACAAGTCCTCGATGGCGATCACTTGGTTTTCGCGTACCAGTCGAGTCGTGAACTTGTGCAGGTGGTCTCGGCGCCGGTCGGCGATCCGAGCGTGAATACGGGCTACCTTCAGCCGCGCCTTGGCGCGGTTGGCCGAGCCCTTCTTCTTGCGCGCCAGGTTGCGCTGCGCTTTGGCGAGTTTGGCTCGATCGGCCTTCTCGTACTTGGGGTTGGCGATCTTCTCGCCAGTGGAGAGGGCTGCCAAGGTCGTGATCCCCAGATCGACGCCCACGGCCGCATCCGTCGATGCGTACGGGGTGATCGTCTCCTCGACCAGTAGGGAGACGAACCAGCGTCCCGCCGCGTCCCGCGAGACGGTGACCTGGGACGGGTCCGCACCATCCGGCAGTGGTCGAGACCAGCGAATGTCTAGCGGTTCGGACTGCTTGGCCAGCTTCAGCCGACCGTCGCGGAAGGTGAAGCAGTTCCGGTAGTAGGTCGCCGAGTCGCGACTCTTGCCCTTCTTCTTGAAGGTCGGGTAGCGATTCTGCTTGCGCCAGAACTTGTCGAACGCCGATTGCAGATTGCGGAGGGATGCTTGCAGCGGCCCCTTCGACGGCTCGGCCAGCCATGCCGTCTCGGCTTCGCGCTTCCATCCGGTCAGCATCCGGTCGGTCTCCGCGTGGGTGACCCTGCGCTGCTCCTGCGTCCATGCCCGGTGTCGCTCCGCGAGCGCCCGGTTGTAGACGTAGCGGACGCACCCGAAAGTCTGCGATAGCTGCTCGGCTTGCCCGGGGGTCGGGTAGACGCGGTACTTGTACGCCCGCCTCACAACCCTGCCGCTCATAGTTGACAGTGTAGCAGGTTTCGCTGTCAGTGTGCGCCACGCTGGCCGCCCTTCTCTATGAATGCCTTGAGGTCGGAGTAGCGCACGCGGTGCGCTCGCGGCGAGAGCACAACCCTGGGCAGTGCGCCGCTCTTCACCAGGCGGAGCACAGGCTGGTGGTCTGTGTAGCCCAGAATCGTAGCGACCTGGGCATAGGTCAAAAGCTGGAGCTCTTCTTCAGGTTCCATGTGGTTCAGTTCCCCTTGCTTAGCTGCTTGGCGTGTGCCAGCGGTACTCGTTGCGCTCCACGCCTCGGTGAAGCGACTTCATTGCCCACTGTGCGTCTTCATGTGTCTCGAAGGTGGCTCTGGTCCCTTTCACGAAGTCGACAAGCTCATTGGCGTCAATGCCATAGCGCGACTTCTGGACGCCGTGCCCACTGTGGGAGTTCCGATTGTACTTGCCTCTGAGGCCTCTGGCGATGGCACCGGCCAGAACGGCGAGTGCAATAGTCTTCACGAGCTTGCTCATCACTTCCCCTTATGGCATTCGCGCTGGCATAGTGCTGGTTGGTCGGCCTTGAAGTCCCATGCGTCCAGAAGGCACGCCTTGTGCTTCCCGTCGCGGCAGTCAGGGTTGAGTGTCATCGTCTGCTCCTGTCTCGTAGATGATCTTCGCCGCGAGGCAGTGCAGGTGCTGTGTCCAGCACTTCTCGTAGTGAGTTCTGCCGTTGTTGTCTCCTTGGTTGGTGACTTCGGTAGCGGCTTCTCGCGCCCGCTCTATCGCAGCCTCGGCACGGTCAGCACGTCGGTCGGCTTTGTCACGCTGTTGCTCGACCATCTCTAGGGTTCGGTCGGCACTGGCCTCGGTTCGTAGCGCCCGCATTCGCCAGACCTCGCGATCCAGCGCCTCCACCGCGGCGCGGGCTTCTCGGCGCTTGAGGTACTGACCTTTGGCTTCGCGCCGCGCCTCAGCCAGCGTCTCGCGTGTCCGGCTGAGCACGTCCGGCAGGTCGCCCCAGGTGAACACGTCGCCGTCGACCACGACTTCTTCCGTCAGCACGATGGCGGCGCTCGGGGCAAGCTCGGTGAGTGTCTGCTTCAATTCCATCAGCTCGCCCTCGATGCCCGCGTATGTCTCGTTTGCGTGCTCGGACTCCGCCAGCATCTTCTCCACGTCCCCCAGCCGCTCCACCTCGGCACGGGCTTCGTCACGCTCCCTGGCCAGGCCGCCGATGACCTCCCACAGATCACGGGGATTGCGCCCGTGCAAGGAACACTCCTCCTGCGGCCCGTCGTTGTAGTTGCACCCGCGGTCGCAGGGGAAGTGCTGCTTGTAGCCCTCCACCTCAGCGGTCTTGGCTGACAGCGCGGCGATAAGGCTGAGCACGGCTTCGTTGTCGATTGATCGGTAGATCGGCTTCGGGTTCGGGCACACCTCGTCACCACACTGGACGTAGCAGTCACAGACGTAGTGATCCGGCTCGGTTGCGGCTTCTGCCACGGCCCGCAACTCAGCCAGGCGGGCGGGTGTGAAGTCAGTCATTGCTCCGCCTCCTTGCCTTGAAACTTGAACAGTCGCTCGATTCTCATCTCTCGGTTGCCAGAGCCGATCACCAGGGACTGCCGCTTAGCCCCTTCCCAAAGCGGGACCCACCCCTCGGGAGCTTCGTACTCGGATACGAACACGTCATGCCACCGCGACTGCGCCTCGGCCCACGCCCAGAACTCTGCCGAGTCGAAACCGACCGCGTACCGCTTGGCCTTAGATGACGCCGCGTAGGGTGGATCGCAGTAGATGGCCGCAGGTTCGCCGCAATCGAGCGGCCAAGCCCGGTAGTCCTTGTGGTACACACTCACGCGGCCGCGCAGCATGTTGTCCCTATCCTTGGTGACCGCGCGCACCGACTCTTCCTGATGGTTTCGCGGCTCGCCGCTGGCTTTGAACCCACCCTGAGCGAAGCCCTCAAACCAGCGACCACCAAAGCTGCCACCAGAGCCAGCGAAACCCCTTTCGGCAGTTGAAACCGGCGAGTAGCGCAGCTCTTGGTACCGCTCCTTAGTGACGGCTGGCGGCACCCAGCCGTCAAGAACGGCCATCCACATGAGTGCGATGTCCTCGTGGGCGTCACCTGCAAGAACCTCGTCAAAGTGTGGCGCGAGTGCAGCGGTCATTGCGCCGCCACCCATGAATGGTTCGTAGATCGTGGCCGCATCCGTATTGGCTCGGATCGTTTCGGCCAGCGCCTTCGCGATCCTGCCTTTCCCTCCGACATACCTCATTTGCTCTCTCCTGTCTCGATGCCCGCTTCACGGGCGATACGGTCGGCGCGGGCGTGCAGCCACTTGTACGGCACGGGCCGAGTACCGACGTGCTCCTCGTGCCAGTCATCAGCCGCCTCCCGCAGTGCTTTCACCTGTGCCTCGGCTCGCACAGCGTCCACGTCGATGACGGCAAGAACAGCGTCGGCTTCTTGCAGGTGATTCTCTTCTCTAATCGAGCCGCAAAGTGCCTCCCACGGTGGCTCTCCCATGTTAGAAATCTCTCGGTACGTCTCGTAGATAGCCCGCGCGATCTTGCTTCGGAGGGAGGTCATCGTTCGCACCGCCCGTCAGACCAGGCCATGCCCTGGTCGATGCACGCCATGCGGAACTCATGCTCTTGAGCTCCCGAGAGCATCTGAGATCCGAAGAGAAGGCCGAAGAAGACCAATACTGCAAAGCCAATTACGATCGCGGGCAGTGCCTCGACGATGGCCTCGAACAAGGTGTCGAAGAAGTCACTCATCGTCGCTCACCTCCGACAACTCTTCAGAGTTAAACGTGCCAATTCGCTGCTCCGCCAACTCCGCATACTCAGGAGAAATCTCGATTCCCAAGTAGTCACGGCCACATGCAACTGCCGATACTGCTGTCGTTCCCGACCCCATGAATGGGTCAAGCACGAGCCGAGCAGACGTTGAAGAGATGATTCTGTCAACGAGCGCTTTCGGGAACGGTGCAGGGTGAGGGTTCTTAACTTCCTGATTAAACTCCCAAACGTCTCCAAACCTGTTGGCTTTGGGGGCGAGCTTAAACTTTGGCTTTGCAATCAAGTAAATAACCTCATAGGTGGGGAGGAAATAGCCAGCGTTGAAATTAATACCCCCCTTCCGCTTCCAAATAATCACCTGCCGCACGGGGAAGCCGTCCACAATGTCGTGGCGATCCTGCAAAAGCCCTCCCTGCACACGCCACTTATGGTTGTAGAAGATTGCACCATCCTCGGGGATTATCCTCACCATCTCCGTTAGCGCATCTCGTTGCCATTGGACATAATCATCGTGAGGCATGGCATCGTTGTGTGTTGCGTATCCATCCAGCAGAGCCGCATTCGACCACTTGCCGCCCCTGCCGTCTTTCATCCCGTTCCCTGTCGAGTTCTTGAGATTGTAAGGAGGCGACGTGACAACTAGGTCGACAGACCCGTTAGGGAGTTTCCGCATCTGCTCAATCGCGTCTCCGAGAATAATCTGATTGCGAGGCAGGTCAGGCATCGTCGCCTCCCAGCAACGCCATAACAGCGTCGGTGATTCGTTCGCGCATACACATCGGTTCAGCCCTCTGCACGACTTCCAGCACGGCATCACTCGTCGGCAGCGGCACCAGGCGCGTGAACGGGGCGTAGTGCTCGGCGCGACCGCCCCGGACGTCCGGCTCATCGAGGAGCGACCAGTCGTACCAGTTGCCGCTTCGGTCAAGAAGCCAGTAGTCGCCGTCATCGTCGTGGTACGCGCCAGGCTCGTTCGGCATCTCGGGCTGCTTTCGGTGCGGGGTGAAGCCAGAGCCCCTCAAGGTCGATACGGAATGCCACGATCCCGCCGTCGACTTGCACGTCT